ATCGCTTTCTCAATTAATGGCAAGTTCTTTTTTGTTTGAGGCTGCATTATACGAGAACGAAATGTTTGTCCGTTAGATTTCTTTCCAACCTTATCAAGATTAGAAATAAACTTTTGACCAGCGGTAGCCATAGAACCTTGACCGCCAGCCGTGACTGATCCAGCAGAATCATAAACCTGACCGCCGCCATCCATCTGCTGCAAACGAATCAAACCGTATTGGTTTGTTCCACGAGGTTTCTTAGTAACAACAACAACCTTTACTTTCCTTCTTGCTGATGAAGCATTGTAAGGAGGCAAATTGGATTTGCTTTCAAGTCTGCCACCAGAACTATGCCAGTTCCTTAATGGCTCATCAGGGAAAGCACGACCAACCGCATCGGCAACAGGTTTAGCGGAAATCAACAAATCTTTTTTGATTGTGTTAAAGGTTTCCACTTCATACTTGCGTAACTCTGCAAGTGTTTCACGAACACCATAAACATCAACTTTGATTCCCATAGGCGCAGAGCCTACTACCGTTTGCGTCTAGCGTTTTCGTTCCGTTTTGCCAAAACATTAAACATGGTTTGAATCATCTCTTCTGATTCCTGTACCAGCAAAGAAGGTGCAATACCTGTTTCTATAGCAAGAAACGCTATAGCCCAATGCGCAGAATCAGAATCTAACTTTCTTTTGGGTCTGCACCCACAATCGGTTCATCTTCACGAATCTCAACATTCGTAACAGTGTTAATCCAATCAGGATCAAACTTCAAACTAGTTTTGCGGCAACGGGTTTCGCTGTGCCACGCCAGCCAAGCCAAGTCTGTAAGCCTGATTTCTGTTTCAAAGCGTGCAACGCTGCGTGACCATGTGCGTTCAAACGCAACAAAGTCAGCGAACACAGCATCAACAGGTGTTTTTGTACCGTCATTGAACTCAACTTGTAAAGCAATTTTCATTGCGATCTCCTTCTAACTAATTGATTTATTTATGCAGTTGTTTTAACTAGCGTGCCGCCAGTGAAACTCAACGATGTCATCATTAACTCACCAACGCCTGCAGCCACAGGTGTATGACTAGCAAGATAAGTACCAGAAATCGTGTATCTCGGGTTGGTTGCTGTTGGAACACCAACTTCATGACTGATAACCAGCGTTGTAGTTGTGCCGACAAGAGGAAAGATTGTTGCTTCAGTTTCTGTTGCAGCAAAATCTTGCATGAACTCAATCTCAACAGCAATGTTCTGCAAGCCGCCAACGAAGGCACGATTGCCACCAAAAACTGTTGCCTCTACAGCCTCAATTTCGTAAGTAAGCGTAACGCTATTCGCCCTATCAGAAAGCACTACACCATTGACCTCTATTGAAGCGTTAGTTAAAACTTTGACAGCCATTTTATTTGTCCGTTTCTTTTGATTCTTGCTTGATTACTTTAACATTAACTTCTGCTAAGTGTCCACCATCTACAAGCGCAGCAATATTAAAACCTTCAAAATCATCTCCGTTAATGCTGTCACCCTGTTTGCCAAGTGTGCATTTGTCGCTTAAAACTTTGTATGTGGTCATGGTTTTCCTTTATGCGTGAACTGTAACAGAAACCTGTATTTGTAGAAACTCTGCATCAGCAGAACTGAGGCTTGAAATATCTGCACCTGATGGTACTACCAAAGTTTGTGCCACGCCACCAAGAGTCAGATCACCTTCTAAAGCGGCACGAATACTTTTCGTTCCAGAGTAGGAAAGGAAATCATCTAGCAATGCGTGTGCTGTACGGTCAAGATATCTGCCGACAATCACGCTGATAGTCCAGTTCATTGTGACATCGCCGCCACCGAAAGCCCTGTGATATTCAATAGAGTTCAAAACAGGGAAAGCGATAGGTGGATTCAGTTGCTCAGGTTGATAGGTGTAGGTGCGTAGCCCTGTGATCGTTCCTAAGCGTGCTGCAAGCCCCGTAGCGACTTGAGAAACGGTGGCAGGCATCAGGCAATACCAAACATTTTATATGGCGACAGAAGATCACGGACATCAGGGTCAATAGCCCGAACTGTGATAGCCATATCAGCGAAACCGACAACACCAAGAGCAGCGTTAAGGCGAGCGAACTGGCGCATAGCAAGCAGAACACAGGCTTGGTTTACATCATCAGGAACGGCGTTCCAACCCCATTGGGCTGTGACCTGAACGGTAGGGAAAGAAGGTGTTACGAACAGTGGGAATGTTGCACCGCCAACCATACGGGCGTTCAAATATGGGCGTGACTGCAAAACAACATCTGTAGGTTCAAGCAAATAATCAACACCCTGCGTCAAAGTAGTGGCATAAGTTCCGTTGGCTGCTGTGTCCACTTTGATCGTTATAGAGTTGGTGGCAACATCAGCAGGGAAGAACAGCAGATATTCGTTGTATGGATACATCGTGATCGCTGTTTGACTGGTCTTGTAAAAGAACCTACCTGTGTAACCATCAATCCGCCGTGACGCAGATTCAATAGCGTTCTCCAACAAAGTGTCATCCACATTGTCTGTAAGCCGCAACGCAGCCTTCACCTCTGCCAGCGTGCAATAACCGTTCGTTATAGCCACAGTTATCCCTTACGCTTCTTTGCTGCCTTCACAACAGCACGCTCAACAACAGGCTCAACAGAAGCAGTTTCAACTTCATTGCTCATATATTTGTGATCAAAGTCAAGTTCACGCAATATAGCATCAACCGCTTTAACACGATCCTTCAACCCTCTGCGTTCGTAACCTGCACGCTCAACCAATAATGCTTCAACATGATTTTTCATTAGAACTCCGAAAATAGAAAAGGGTTGGTGACACCCCGAAGGATACCACCAACCCTTTCACAAGTTGATTAACAAACAACCTTAGAAGGTTGGTGTGATCAATCCAGTTCCACCGATGAGGGAGAAAGCGTTTGGATAACGATTTGCTGTGAAAGCACTGTATCCATAAACGATCATCTGAACATCAAGTTCAGAACCCTTTGGCTGCTCAAAGCGCAGCATCATTGGCGAACCATCACCCTGTTCCCAGAGGTGTGCTTCTTGGCTGTTACCGATGATGATGACATCCTCGTTTGTTCCAGTGCCGTTTGTCGTGGTGACATTGGCATCGGTGATTACTGGCAAGCCTGCAATCGTGTAACCCGAGTTGCCGTAAACAACCGAACCTTGACCAACGCCAACAGAGTTGAAGTTGCCGTTTCCGACTGGAACTGCCAATGGGCGGTTCGTGGTGTCAAGTGCTGCAAGGATGAAAGCCAAGCGGCGTGGGTGCATCAGAATAAAGTTCGGGCCAGCGAAGTAGTTGGTCTGAATACGCTGAATAGCATCCATCAGTTTTGGATAAAGTTCTGCAACAGTTGGCGATGCATCAGTGTAGGTAACAACCTGTGAGATTGTGTTCATCAATGATGTTGCGCTGGTCGTTACAAACAACGAATCCAAGTTGGTGTTGTATGCAGAAACCAAATCTGCCATGACCAACGAATCAATCCCTGTGCCACGCTCAAGAGCCTGACGGGAAACATTCTGCTGACCAGCAACGGTGACAACTGAAACATCCAGTTTGGTGTCATCCATGTTGGTTTCCTGAACTGCTGCGCCTTCCGTCTGGACTGCTGTTGCAGAACCAGTCGTGACCTTGCTGATGCTGATGGTCAAACCGCTTGCTGGAAGTTCATGCTTGCGAGCAATATCCAAGAACGGGCGACCTGCACGAGCGAACGGTGCAGCCAAGTCGGTGAGGAATTGTGGAACAACCAAACCAGCAAAGTTTGCGCTGGTTACATCACGGCGTTCAATCTTTTCCTCGTTCATGTGACGAGCAAGACGCTCTTTCGCAGCGAAGTCGTTGTTGAACTGTGCGGCGTAAGCGTCAGCAACGAACGAAACTTCAGCCTTTGGGCTGTAGGTGCGTGCTTCAGACTTAACTACTGCTGGTGCAACTACTGCATCAAACTTCTTTTCCTTGCGGAGTTCTGCAGCCTCAGCCGAACGCTTTTCAAGTTCGCTGTGGGTTTTGATTTGCTCATCCAATGAACGAACCTCATCCAACGATGCAGCAATTTCTGCATCTTGTTCTGGTGAAAGTTCACGGGCTTCTGCTTGTGCTGCTTCAACAATGGCTTCTGCCTTTGCAAGCGCAGCATCACGCTTTTCAATTAGTGATTTGGAAAATGACATTATGACCTCCTGTGGTCAATAGTTTGTTTATGTTTCTTTCTCAGTGTCAGGAGATCAGTGACCCGTTCTAGGGTCGGCTGTCTAACGGCTGCGAAGTTTCTGCAATGCAACCTGATTTTTTCTCAGGCTCAAAGTAGAAACTGATGCAACAGTAACAGGCTCATTTCGTTTGCGCAACTCAGCAACAGTTTGCTCATAGGCAGGGAAGGTAACAACGCTCACATCAAACAGTTGTACTTCACGAAGTTCACGCACCGAACGATCTGTGTTCCAGTTATCTTTGATTGTGCGGAAGGCAAAAGACATTTGCGATAGATCGCCACGCTTCATAGCAGACATAATTCGTGCAGCATCAGGGTTCATTGGGTCAAGTTCTGCTTCTACTCGCAGTCCACGCTCATCTTCTTCCAAAGCCAATGTTCCACTCTTGGAACGGGCAAGTGGCACGCCTTCATGGTCAATCAATAGGCGAACATCTGCACCGTCATTCAAAGTTTTGCTGAACGCACCACGCTTAACATATTCAATAAATGGCATCGGTTCTGATGGGGAATCAAACAACGCTGCGTAACCAACCAAAGTATTTCCGTTGCCTTCAGCACGAACTTCAAGATTGCTGTACGCAATCGTGCGCTTTTCATCTAACGGTTTAGCAATCCAGTTACATATTTCGCTCATAGTGACTCCACTGTATATGTTTTTATTTGTCTTTGTTATCGGAAGAATACTTAGGGTGTTCAGGGTGTAGAAGATCGTTGTCTGTTACATAGTTTTCGTTTTCAGGTGATCCAGTCCTACAAAGGTAAAGGAACGCATTTACTCTAGCCATAGCCCATTGCGCCCTAGTCATGTTCGGTCTGTGAGATGTAGAGAACGCACCTGCACCACGCCGATACACAGCCTTCAAAGCACCCATTGTTGTCCTAGTCCAAACAGGGCGATCATCATCGTTCATCTTTTTGTTGTGTTCGGTAAGTTTGTTTTGTAACGCTTTTTCTGTTGCTTCACCAACTTGGATGCCACCAGTTTTGTCTGCTGCTGAACCTGAAGGGTTTTCATCGCTACCTTTGATTTGATCTTTCAATGGTGCAGGTGCTCGTTCCTCATCACCATCTAGTTGTGCCACGATTCTTTCAGCGTATGCTTGCGCCCGTCTTGCCGAAGCCTTAGTTGCGCCACCACCCCACAACAGCATTGCAACCAATCCTGCAGTAATTTCATCACCCTGAACAGCATCAAGATCGTCAATGTGGCGTGCTATCCATGCACCAATCTTGCGCCACTTATCTTCCGTTACTGTTCCTGCAGCCATCTTGCGTGCATCTTCAACGGTCTGTGGAACAAGCCCATCACCTGACAAACCCTGTTCATGTAACGCTAAACCACGCTTTGCTGAAGCACGCATGAACGCTGGCGCAGATAAATCAACTGCACGATACTCGGAAACCTCAACCATTTCCTCAGGCTCATCTTCCAACTCATCTTCCAGTTCATCTTCCATTTCTTCATCAGATTCATACGAGGCTTTCGCTTGCATAAGAATCATGATTGCTGAATCAATAAACGCAACTAGTTCATCGTTCCTTTTGTCCATCTTGCGCTGACCCACTTCACCTGCAGGCTCTAAACCTTCAGCCAAAGACTGTGCCACCATACGATCAATGGCATCCTGTTTAGTGTCATAGCAGGCAAGCGTGGTTGCTGATCCGTCTGATTCAATCTTGACTGCAGCCCAATTAGAGCAGTCTGATTGGTTTGCAGATATTCCGTAAGGCATGATCAGTCGCTATCTGGCAATAGAACACGAACATCATCAGTTTGACCTGCATCACAAACAGCCCACAAAGTTTCACCTAGCGGAACATCAATATGAATCGGCGCAGTGTGTTTCTCTATTAGCAGCCCTGTAGCGAATGTGACACTGCTATTTCCAACAGCAATATCTTGGTTTCCAACAATGCCGATATAGGCGATGCGGTTGATGTTGTCGGCACCAATCAAAATCTGTGGTGTTGCTGTAACTGTTATTTTGTATGCCCTCACAATAACTCCAATACTTCAAGATCATCTAATTCCGCAACCCAAGAAATACTACTCAAAGCATAAACGGATGCAGGTGGAACTGTAACAGAAGCAGTTGCTTTAATTGTTGCAAACTTTTTGGGCTTAGGTTTTGGTTTAGGTTGAACGATCAGTTCTGGTTGTGGTTCGGGCTTTGGTTGTATTGGATTGATGATTGGGCGTGGTGTTGGTCTTGCAAATATGCGACCACCAGATGAAGCAGGTTTATTTATAGGTGTAACTGTTGCTTGCCCTTGCGCTATCAACGCACCCAATAAGGCTGAGGCTGTGTTGTCTCCTTCTATTTGCGCTGTCGCCTGCGCCACTATCCCATTTAATGTGGCTGTTGCTGTTGTTTCATTGTTAATGATTGCTGTGGCTTGTGCTTCCATCCCTTGCAGGTTTGTTTGGGCAGAAGCATTGTGCGCAATACTGCTGGTGGATTGCGCTTCAAGACCACCTAATACGGCTGTTGCTGTGTCGTTGTTTGCTGTGCTTGATGTTGCCTCTGCTGTGAGTGAACCAAACGAACCTTCACCTGTTGCTTGATGGGTTGTCAGTGTTGATGCTTCTGATGTTATTGCACCTAATTCAGATGAAGCCGTGACAGGGTTTGTTGTTTGTGATGTTGCTGATGCAGAAGCCGAACCTAATGTGGCTGAGGCTGAAGCAAAGTTTGTTATCTGTGCTATGGCAGCAGCAACAACAGTTCCTAAATCTGAACTTGCTGTTGCGTTCATTGGGAATGGCGAACCATCCAAACCAACAGTTGCATCATCTAATGCACTTGTGTCTAATGTGAAGCGTGAAAACGCCATGATGCCTTAACTTGCGAGAGTTAGAGAAACAGTCAATGCACCAGAAGCGATTGTGAAAGTGTCACCAGCCGTATAGGGGTTTCCTGTTATTGATCCAGAGAATAGGAAGTTTCCTGCTGTTGTTGCATCCCATGCTGTGAAGAAGGTTGCTGTTTGTGATCCAGCAATGTTTGTCCAAACGACATCAGCATCAGAAGTAAGAACACCTGCAGATGCGGTTCCGAATGAGGCTGCTTTGCGTGTGGTTTCTGTTGCAGGGTTTGCTGTTCCGTTTGATGACGGATCGCCAACATGAAGTTTTACATACACCTGTGCAACAGCAAAAGAAGTGTTGTTCCCCACAGCGTCAAGCCATGAACCTGCAAGATATGAACTCAATCCAGTTGCCATTAGTCATCAATCCTTTGTTCTGTAATAGAAATAATACGCCCATCAGAATCACGCTCAACAGACCTACGCACCATCTTTGCTTCTGGCATGGTCACATTCACAACAGTTTCAGGGATGTTGATTGTTTGTGGTTTGAGATTGACAATAGGTGAATCAACCTTCACACGCTGTTGAGGCATATTGATAGAAATGTCTTGTGGCGTTTCATTGATGATCAATGATTGTGGTTCGTTGTTTCGGTAACTTCTTTCTGGTGGGATTGCATCAGTACCCAATGTTGGCAAGTCTCCACCCACAACACCAGCAATAGGTGCGCCAGCAATACCCATAACAAACTGATCTCCGCCTTCATACGGTTCACGGTTCTCAATCTGGCGAGCCTCATTCGGTGTGAGCGTTCCAGACATGATCTGTGCTTGCTGCGCACGAACTCTTGTGCCAAGATCAGCACGCAAAAACTCTTCTGGATTAAATCGTATGGATTCACCATAAGGCAACATTTCGCTGAAAGCAGACTCTAGGCGGCGAACCCAACCAAGCAGCGTGTACTTAAAGAACGCTGAACCCAACGCCTCAATGTTTTGATAGGTCTGCGAATCTCCACCAGTGCCAAGAATTAAATGCAATGGGATGCGGTAAACACGAGCAATATCACGGATGATTGATTCTTTATGTTCCAACATTTGCATATCGGCAGCACTGGTTGTTACTGAACGCCACTTCAATCCGCCTTGCAACACGGCAGGTTTGCGATGCTTATAGTGTGCTTCTTCCCAATTATCACGGATTTGTTTTGCTTGTTCAGGTGTTATTGATTGATCTGTTTCAAGAACGGATGATGGTGTTGCGCCTTCGCCGTAGAACTGTGCAAGGAAACGATCCATTGCTAAACCCATACCAACTGTGTTGCGCATAGTTTCCAACGGGCTGATGCCACGCAACTGATTCGGCAAGATAGCCCAATAGATAGCACGAACATCTTTGCTGGAGTATTGCACTTTGCCTAGATCATAAATCATTTCACCTGTATCTGTGGTCACAATTCCTTTGACAGAGTGGGGGTGAATATTGCGCATTTCAACGGGAAGTCCGTCTGCACCTCTTGGTGCATAGATGTAGGCAGTACCATGTAATGCAAGAGTGAGCATTGTTTGATGCACGAACTCAAACATATTTTGGTGGTCGTTTGGTTGTTCAAAGACTGATGGTGTTGGTAGTCGTTCAATTCTGTTTGCTCTCTTACGCACCAGTTCTACTGGCATTGATGCAACGGAATCAGCAAGGATAGTCACCGATGAAAGAACTGCGCTCTGTGCAAGAGCCGTAATTTCTGTTACTACTTCACCTGACCAGTTGTTAAAAAATGGGCGTGCAGTTATCTGATACGGGTCAATGCTTGTAGGCAAAGCACGCTGCTCAGTCCGTTTCCATAAACTCATGCCGCTAAGCCTCCACCAATAATCATCAGAACGCCTGCAACAATAACACCTAACGAAACATTAAATGAGCCGACACCGACAGCAATACAAATGCCGCCAACAATTTCTATCACAGTGGTTGCTATTGCTTTCTTGTTCATGACCAAATATCCAATACTGTTGCGGCTGTGGGTGTGACAGGTTTTGTTGTTGCACGATCTAACGCTATAACCATAGCAATACAGGCATCAATCTTGCGTTTTGATTTGCCTTTAGATAAACGCCAACCTGTGTCAGTCATTCGTTGTGCAGCAGATAGCACTTGGTCGGTGAATGTTGGTGAGCCATCGTGGGCAACCTTTCGGTTCACAATCATTTCGTAGGCGTTACCACAAGCAGGAATCATGCGTGCGCCAGACTGAGGAAACTCAACCATTGGTAGCCCGTCATCAGATAAGGCTTCTGCGCTTCGTTGAAAATAGGCAGGGTCAAACGCAAACTCCTGTACCTGAAACTGGTTGTGCAGTTCACGCAAATAATGTTCCACCGCCACAACATCAACTCCTTCCAGTTCTGGTTGCCAAATCTTTGACCGCACAACAACCCGATCTGCTTGCGGCTGTGCAACACAAACAGCAATCGTGTCATGTTTCAACGCCATATCAATCCCAACCCACACAGGCAGATCAGGATCAAACTGCAAATCCGATACACATTGTTCCCATGCACCAACAGGCAACCAAGATTCTTGTGATCGCACCCACTGATTTAACCGCCATCTGCGCATCCCCATCTCAGAAGTTTGTTTCACGGCAACAGCCAAATCCTCAGGGTCAAGCAAACCTTCCGCCAAGTTCGGATTAGAAATCTGCCACGCTTTACGGTCATCAACCTTGCAATCCTCAGGTGCTTCCCACCACCAGAAACCAAACTGATCATCATCAACTTCACCTGAAGCAACTTGTTTCCCATACTGATACAACTTCCCTGCCAAAGAATCCAAGTCATAACCTGCAGTAGTGATGCTCACTGCTAATGGTTCTATTCGTGCGCCTGATCCTAAAGTCATTTGATCGTAGAGATCACTGTTGTTTTGCCCCCACAATTCGTCAAACAAAACTAGTGATGGGTTTAGTCCAGCCTGCCCCTTAAAATCTGATGACAGCACACGGAACACTGATCCGAATCGTGGCATCTCAATAGCATCCCGATACACCTTTGATTCTGCAGCCAACAACGGACTGTTCACTATCTGCTGTTTCGCTTCATTAAAAATGATTCGTGCTTGCTGTCTGTCGTTCGCTACTGCATAAACTTCTGAACCTGATTCACCAGCAATCATTCCGTACACACCAACAGCAGACATCATCAAACTCTTGCCTTGCTTGCGTGGCAAACCTATAAGCGCACGCCGATAACGCAACCTTCCTGTTACATCATTGCGCTCATACAAACAGCGCAGCAACCACTTCTGCCAGTTAGTGAACATCAACGGTTCACCTGAACGGAAACCCTTTAGAACATTAAAATAATTTTCAGCAAACTCAATGATTTCATCGCCATCTGTGCTGATGTTCTTTCTTGGCGTATAGAACGCAGGTTTCCATTTAGCGTTGGGCTGAACGCTTTTCGGCAATGCGTTTGTGGAGATCGCTGAACTCATGCTTTGTAACTTCTCCCGTTCCTAACATCCCTCGCTCTGATGGTGTGAATCCTATCTGACCTAAAAGGGTAATGATCTGGCGATCAACTTCACGCAGCGCACGCCTCTCACGCCACAACGATTGATCAGCCTGCAACATAATGCGCAGCCGTGTTCGTTCCTCAGTTGCCTCACACAACATCAACACCAACTCTGTGTCCATGTTCTGTTTCAACCAGCCTGCACCAGATTGCCAAACCTGATTCCACAAGCGAACACCACCAGCACCCAACGGGCGGTGCGGTTCAGGGATGTGTGATGATGGCAAGCCAATGATTTCAGCGTTCTGCACTTCAGGAAGTTTTCTCCCTGACGGATTGCCGATGCGCTGTTTGCGTTCAACAGGTTTCCTGTTATGACCGCCGCTACCTTTACCGCCCATGTTGAATCATTCCTTGTATTTTCATCAGGCACACAGTGTTACATAAAACAAATGGGGTGTGCCTCCCCGATCAGTAGGAAGCACACCCCACAGGGGGATCATTATCTTAGGCAGCCAATGTGACTTCAGAACAGACCTGCAAAATATGTTTGCAAACAGCCTTCCTAAAAGTGTGATGTGGGCAAGAGCAAGACCACTCTGAACCGTTCTCCACAACAGCATAAGTTTTGTCACCAGAACTACTGCGCACCTCATACACATTGCCAACAGGTGCAACAAACTTTTGACGATCAACAGGATCAATCCAGTCCATGCCCAAAGCCTCAGCAACACCACGCTCTGTACCATCATCAATTTGTATGCCGTCACAAAACAAACCGAACTGCGACAACTTGAAACCCTGCGCCTTAGCCTTCTGGCGCATCACAACATTCAACTCTTTAGAACCTGTGATGTACCAAAGGAAAGCACCCCACTGATCTTCAGTAGCGCACCAAATGTCCACACCCAAAGTCTGCCCATCCAACTCCATCTCACCATGAGCAGCCTGCGAACCAGAACGCACATAGTCCAACCAGTCTGGCAACTCAACCGAATCCAAAGAATCTGCCTGAACCACAATGTCAATGTCGCCAACTGTTGCGGCATGGCGGCGCATAGAACCACCCAACTCGCACACAACACCAGCATCACGGAAGAAGTGCAGCAACTCTTGTGCTGGTTGCACCAGATCGGCAAACGGTCTGCGCACCTTCATCACTTCACCGCCCAAACATCTGCAGCACGACCAAGTTTCTCACCAGTCAAAACATCAACCATTTGTTGATCCAATTCATTCTGCACCATCAACCACATAATGACCTTGCGCCAGTTCTGTGCATCAATTTGCCATTTTGATTCGCCGCCATAAAGATTGATTCCAGAATTGCGAGAGTTTCCACCAAGCAAAGTTGTCATGTAGTAACGGCTGATGAACTGTCCAAACTCAGTGTGTGCATATTCTGCGTCATACACTTCAACCAGTTTTTCATCTTTGTCATTTACCAAGCAATCGTTCAAACCGTAACGATCACCTTTGCCCACTATGCGAACAAGAAACTTATTGCCATTGCTATTTGTCACATTAAATGTTTTGCTCATGATTTCCCTCCTCAGGGTTTGTGTCAGGATTCCCCAACAACAAAATCATATCCTCCCAACCAACCCAACGCAAATCATCCAAACCAGTTCACAAAAACTAGTTTTGCTGCCGATGCCTACGGCAGCGAGGCACAGGGTCTTC